CATCCCCGACTAGAAGGGAGCGAAGGCTGAGAGCGTGAAGGGGGCGGACGGCTGGATCCGCGTCTGGGACGAGCCCGATAAGGACAAGAGCTACACGGTGTACGCGGATGTCGCCACCGGCCGCGGGCTCGACTACTCAGCCGCGTACGTGCTCGACCTCTCGGACATGAATGTGTGCGCCGAGCTGCACGGGAAGATCGATCCTGATCTCTGCGCGGAGCAGCTCCACTTCCTCGGACGCTGGTATGGGACGGCTCGGCTCGCGGTCGAGATGGGCGGCGGCTACGGGGAGGCGGTGGTCATCCCGCTCCGAGACGGGAAGAAGGGACGCCGGCCCTACCCGAAGCTGTACCGACACGTTCAGGACGACCGCCCGGACTGGAAGCAGAACATCACCTACGGCTTCCCGATCACGACCAAGACACGTCCGCTCATCATCTCCCAGCTCGAACTGGCGATTCGCGAGGAGTCGCTGCCGCACATCCCCATGGAGGCGATCCTGGAGTGCAAGACCTTCGTGCGTCAGGAGACGTTGCCTTCCCCGAGAGCAGCCGAAGGGATGCACGACGACCGCGTGATGGCGCTCGCCGGAGCTCTGGAGATGTACCGCCGCTACGGGGAGCATCCGAGAGACGTGCGAGTATCCACCCGTCAGAAGAAACGGGAGTACGCGCCGGACTACGCTTGGAGCTAGGAGGACGAGATGTCGATGATGATGCCGCCAGATCCGAACGCCGCCTCCGGTCTGGCGATTCCTCCCGGCGGCGGCCCCGACGTGCCCCCACGCGACGTGACCCCGCCGGGGCCGATGCCTGGTGGCGGGGGCATGGACGCGCTCGCTGCCGTCCTCGGTGGCGGCGGTGGAGATCAGGGCCCTCCCCCGCCAGGTTCGTTGGAGGGAGATGGAGGGCCGGGAGCCACCAATTCCCCCGTGGACAACATGAACACCATCGACCTGATCCAGGAGGCGATGAAGCTCCTGATGCTCGCCTTCGCGAAGGCGCAGGACGAGAGCCATGGCGCGGGCTTGCTCAAGGGCATGGGCCCGCTGCAGGGAGTCTTGGCGGGCGACCAGAAGAGGAACCAGCAACTTCAGCAACTCGGTGGCCCGGGCGGTCCGGGCGGTCCGGGCGGTGGCCCTCCGGGTCCCTAGCCGGTGGCTGACACTCGGGGATCAACTGCTCCAGGGCTGAACACCGACCCGTACGGGACGCCGGACAAGCCCTACCCCGACGAGCTCTCGAAGGTGCTCGCTGCCGTCGAGGGGGTCGAGAGCTTCCAGACGAAGTGGGTCAGTCAGGTCGAGAAGCGCTACCGCGCGTATCGCGGGATCGCCGAGAAGCGGCAGAAGGACACTCCCTCCTGGCGCTCGAACCTGACCACTCCTTATCTATTGCAGGTCGTCGAGGGGATGCTCGCCACCATGCTGGAGCCGGAGCCCTCCTGGGACGTGAAGCCGCGGCCGATGCCGGGCGAGCCCTTGCAGGACATCCTCGCGCGCGGGCAGTCGGGGAAGGTCGCCACCAGCGCGCTGCAGTGGGCGATGGACGCGGACGACTTCCAGTTTAAGCAGCGCCCCTTCATGCAGCAGGACCTCATCGCCGGCATGACGGTGGCGAAGGTCGTGTGGGCGTACGAGACGAAGGAGATGAACCGGCTCGTCCCCGTCGAGATGGAGGTGGCGGACGACTTCGGCACCATTGTCGACCGCTACATGTCGACCGACGAACAGTCGCAGCACGTCTGCATGCGCGACGGGCCCTCGATGATCGTGCGCGACGTGCGCGACTTCTTCTGGCCCGAATCGGCCAAGTCGGTAGAGGACGCCGCTTGGATCATCGACCGCTCCTGGGAGACGTTCGATCAGCTCAAGGCGAAGGAGGACGCCGGCCTCTTCTCCAACGTCGACGAGATCAAGGAGTCACGCAGCTCCGACGACTACTCCGAACGTGAGCAGAGTCTGTGGGGGCGCGAGCGCAACAAGAATCTGATCGAAGTCCTGGAGTACTGGACGGACGAGCGGGTCATCACGGTCGGGGCGAGAAAGGTGGTACTCGCTTCTCGCGACAACCCGCTCCGGATCAAGCGTAAGCCCTTCGTCGTCTGCTCGGCGATGCCGGACGCCTTCCAGATGGTCGGGCTCTCGGTGATCGAGGCGCTTGCACAACTTCAGGAATATCTGTGGACGTTGCAGAATCAACGGCTTGATGCACTCCGTTTGCTGACCAACGTCGTCACCCTCGTCCGCTCGGATGTCGACGACACCGACTCCTTCGAGTTCTACCCCGGAGCTCAGTGGATCGTGGAGGACCCGGGACAAGTCAGTCAGCTCCCCATCGACTCGACCGCAGGCCAGCTCACATTGGAAGCCGAGTCGCTGATCAAGGGTGATCTGCAGAACATGATGGGCGGGCTCCCCTTTGCCGGCGGCGCGGAGTCGGTCGTGCAGGGAGCGGGAGGCTCGACGGCGACCGGCATGTCCATCATCACCTCGGTCGCGCAACGTCTCATCCAGTCGCGCAAGCAGCACTACATGTGGGCCTTCTCGAAGGTCGGGGAGATGTTCCTGGGGATGATGGGGCAGATGTTGCGCGAGGAGCGCACCATCTCCCAGATCGGGCCGAGCGGGAACCAGCAGCTCCAGCAGATCCACCCGCTCGATCTCCAGGGCGAGTTCGACGTGACGGTCAACGTGCTGAACGAGAGCACCGTCCGCCAGGAGAAGATCTCCGAGTCGATGGCCCTCTTCAACACGATGATGCCCTTGATCCAGGTCGGGATGGTCGATCCCCAGCCCTACATCGACCGCATCCTCGACGCCTACGGGATCCAGGAGAAGGGTGCGTTCCAGGTCAAGGCCCCACCGCAGCAGCCTGGCCTCCCGCCGCCAGGCCAGGCCGGGGCCGGCCCGAGCTCGAACGGAACACCGCAGACACCGAGTAACGTGCAGGATCAGATGTCGCCCAACATGAATCCGGTCGGTTCACAGGGGCAGACGAACCCGGCATTGGCCGCAGCAATGGGCGGGCAGTCGGGGGGCCCGACCGGTCTGCAGATGTCGCCTGATCAGTTTGCTTCGGGGCAGATCCGCGCAGTCCAGGGGTTGGGCCTCGGCGCGCAGGGCTGATGGGGGAGCGTGATACGCGTCTCCTCATACAGAGGGCCGACCGGCTCTCGTCCGTCGTCAATACGCCCGGTTGGCAGGAGCTCGAAGCCGAGGTCGAGCGCAAGGTCGAGCGCCTGCGGAAGACGGCCTCCATCTATGCCCTGAGCCCCGATGGGGCCGATCAGCGTAAGCTCGACACCATCAGAGGGACCATTGCCGCACTTCGCTGGTTCGTGGGGGTCCCGCACAAAGCGCAGTCGACGCTGGAAGAGTTTCTGCGCGAGCAGGGAATCGAAATGAGCGAGGAGCCTGAATGAGCGAAACCGACTCCATCTCTGAGAAGGAACTGGCGCAGCAGCTCTTCGAGGAGGTCTTCTCCCCGAAGCCCAAGTCGGTTGGGGAAGCGCTCGCCGCAGAGACGCCGGAGGCTTCCCCCAGCCCCGAGGAGCCCACAGCTCCTCCTCCCCCGAGGGAGCCTCCGGCGGTTGTTGAGGATCGCCCACCGGAAGAGACACCACTACCCCCCGAAGAGCCGGAATCTCCAGCCGAAGAGCCAGAAGAAGAGGGACAGGTAGAGGGGACAGCGGAAGGGGAAGTAACGCCCGAGACGGCCGAGGAGTACGTCGCCTGGGCGACCAAGCGACTGGGCGAGAACCCCGAGACGTGGGCGCGCTCCGCGTATGAGAAGGAGCAGCAGATCGGGCGGCTCACAACCCAGAACCGTGAGAACGAGCTCCGGCTTCAGCGTCGCGCCGAGGAGGCCGAGCAGAACGCCGTCCAGTGGTACGAGTACTCGCAGGGCATCGAGTCACAGGCCCAGCAGGCCCAGATGTCCTCGATGCCGCTCTCGGCTCAGGAAGAGGAGTGGGTCGAGCAGTCCTTCTCCAATCCCTACGGATACGCGATGTCCGCGGCCATGTCCGGGAACATGAACTTGTACAACGGGGTGATGGGGGCGCTCGCCGAGCAGGACCCGGGCATGGCGGCGAACGTGGGGACTCAGGTGCAGATGGCGCTCATGCAGGCAGAGGCGCAGGCCCAGATGCAGGCGCAGACGATGCAGCCGACGCTGCCAAGTGTCACCGAGGCGCTGGGGGCGTCGGTCAACCGGCTGGGGATCGATGTCGCTTCCTACGGGAAGCCGATGCTGGCGAAGATCGAGGAGCTCGGGGTCACGCACCCCTTCGTGGACACGATCCTGAACGGGGACGACAACGCGCGCGACATCGCCATGCTCGCCGTCCTCGATCTCGTCCGCGCCGGCACGACGGTGACGCGCAAGGTGCAAGACGACGAGCGCGCTCAGGCGATCAAGCGCGAGGCCGAGCTCCGTAAGGAGGCGGCGGGCGTCGTCACCGGAGCTCCGCACACGCCGCCGCCAGCGAAGCAGTCGCCCTTCATGCAGGCGATGGAGGACGAGTGGAAGGCGCGCGGGCAGTGGTCGACGGTCGAGGAGTGAGATAGGCTCCAGGCACCCACTTCAGGCACCCGCCTAGCGACCTGAAGCACCGGGCAGAGGCCAGGGACCGCGAGACGGCACCCCCTTGAGGCCGGTCGATAGATCACACCGAC